TTCGATAAGCATACCCAGGGGGCTATCGGCAACATTGAGCTAAACCGTCCCCGGAGGCTCGTTGTGAATGGGAGTTAAGGCTGTGGCCTGTGTGACCCTACCAGTTGAAAAATACTGGCAGGTGGGAATGGAGGGTTTTTTGTTCAGTTCAGAAGGGTTGCTACGAAAATGACGGGGTTACAAAAATTTGATACTTGGATAACAAGTACAGAAAAAGACAAATTTGGAACAACATTTGCGAAAGTGAAAGAAATAGCGCTTGAATCTGGATTTACAGAAAAAGATATAGATATCGCTCGTCAACAGATGAGAGTCTGGTTAGTAGCTAATGAGGGTTGCAAAAAAGCGCAGAAGTCTCGTTGGGGTAGATTCTTTCTCAATTGGTTAAGACATATTCCGTATAATTCACAGAGTAAAAGCCGGAGACCTGTTCCTTCAAAGTTTACTGGCGAAACCCGAATCAAAGAATGATTAACTTCCAGCAACTAAGTGATTCAGACCGGGAGCGATTGGCCAGACAGGCGATAGCGGGAATCGGTTTCCGCTCGGAACACTTGGATAAGTCATACCCGAAGCAATTCGATAACTACAAAGGCCAGAATTTCAATGCCATCATGCGCCAGATAGCTCAAGCGGCGCCGGTTCAACGGCCTAACTCGATTCTGTTAGTGGGGGTTGTCGGTGCCGGCAAGAGTTCCCTTTTGGCAGCATTCGCCAAGACGTACTTTGAGGCTTTCGGATTTAAGCGACCCAGCACAAAACCCAAGTTTCTGCCGGCTTGCTTTCAGGACCAAGCGGCTTATTGTACACATACGGAACTATCGAAACTTTGGGAGCACGAATTTGATGATGACCAATCCTTTGTCAACCCAGAGTATTTTACCCACGTGCCAGCGTTATTTCTTGACGATATCGGGACCGCGCCGGTAAATCAGTCTGGTCGGAACATAGCCAAATTGGAGGAATTGCTTGATTACCGATGGGGAAGTCACTTAAAAACTTTTGCGGCTTCGAATGTCACATTGGCTGACCTTTTGAAACCGCCATTGAGAAACGACTGGATTCGGATAGTCAGAAGGCTTTCGGAGAAAGAATGGATGTTCTACCACCTGATGCCGGAGCCGTATCATATTGCAAACAAACAAAAAGGAGAGAAAAGTGAAATTAAAACCGCTTCATAATCAAGTTTTAGTTCAGGAGATTTTAACGGCGGACATAGTTATCGGCAGCGGGGGGTTGCATATTAAAAACAAGGGTCGGGTTCTTGAGGTTGGCCCGGATGTTAAAACCGTGAAAGTCGATGATGTGGTAATAATTGATTCGACTGTATTTTTGGGGATTCCCACCCATGGCTTGTTGGACAACAAGAAAATCCTCATAGTTGAGGACTCACAGATTCTCGCCGTGATTGAGGACTATCAAGAGCCATCCAGTCTTATTCCCGTGGTCGGCAATCTGACCGAACTTGACAAACATATCAGGAGAGCCGATGGGTCAGATCAAAAGTAGGGTAGTCCGGCGGGTGGTTTTAGAGGAAGATGCCATGTCGGAGGCCGCCTTCGAAGCCAGGGCAAAGGAATTGATTGATGGTGGCAATGCTGTTCCCGGGGCGCTCCCGATTCATTTCCCGGCTTGGTTGTTGATTTCGGCGTTAGACAAGGGGCATATTCATCTGAACCACGTCAGCGAGGAGCAAAAGCGGGACATTCTGGCAGCGTTTGGGGCTATGGAGCATGAAATTAACCTCCATTACCGGTCAGACTCCGGTCAACAGGTGGACGATGCTTTGAAGGTCGCCTACCTCAAAGGATAAATCCTCGCTCCGCAATGGAGCATTTTTCCCCCGCAATAAACCTTGGCCTGACTAACCAGGGTTTATTAAGGGTGGTCTCCCATTTCAATTTAGGAGAACGGAAACAGGCCGTGGCTGCATTTGGAGCGTGGGGCATAGGGGATTTCCTCCTAATCGCTCAAAGAGCGCCAAGACTGCCTTCCGTTCGAAAAGCCGCCTTGGTGTTTATGGTCATAAAATCCTCCTTTTGTTGCTTATGGTATCGGCAAGCCGGAACTGTCTTTTAATGCAGAATTTGAGCAATTTCGAGGGTTTGAGCAGCGAAAAGTAGCTGGCGGAGTTTTGTAATAGCTAATCACTGTTTGAGTAAAGTGACACTTTTGAGCCAACTCATTGATAAGCAAAAAGGAACCGGCAGAAGCGCAAGCCGATTCCCTTTCGGATTCTTAGCCGATTAAGCCAAGAATCAATGGCGGAAAAATCAAACCTTGATTATTAGCACAATAAAGGCCACTATTAGCCATATCAGAATAGCTAAAGCAATGTAGCCAATGCGTTTATATTTTCTGCGACGTCTCAATTCGGTTTGTAGCGTCATTCCGTACCTAAAAGTTGGCTTAAAATTCATTCCGGTATTGCCTCGATTTCTCCCTGCAAAGTTTGAATTGCTTCCAATACCTTGTCATCCCGGGACCGGAAATGATTCACCGAGATCAAGAATTTCGGTCTTTCGGGAATGGCTTTGATTTTGGCCTGGGTGTAAGGATGATAAACCTCATCGTAAAAGCCACGGAGAATCTTTACGGCTTGGACAGCCCGGACTTTCTTTGAATGCACCGATTCTTCGCTCATACTTAAAACCCCCTTGTTAATTGTTTGCGCTTAGTGCCGCTCTGTTTGGGGGCTAACGCCCAGTTGTATATAATTCTCATGGGCTATTTGCAATCTGTCTGTCAACTGATATAATTTTGTAAGAGTTGCAGTTGGCACATTACTTCTGGCGATGGTTACAATCAATTCATCAAAGGATTGTCGCCACTCTTTGAGTATCTTATCCTTCGCACGTTTCGTGCCCATCGTATTTCTCCTTATCCTTTTGTGGGGCCGTCAAGAGACGGATGCTCCGATATTGAACGCTTCATTCATTCCATCTTGCACCGTTTGCGCTAATTGCTCTAATTGTTCTTGCGATAGTTTTCTTGAGTCAATCAAGTTGTGTATTCTATCAAGCAGTAACCCAGACTCTTCTTCGAGTTGTTCCATTTGCTTCCTATTGTTTTGCAGCTCTTGCCCGCCCATCTGTTTAGTCATTTTGTCCTCTCTTATAATTAAGCGTATTGCTTCAATTCCGGGTGTAATTCCAAATAAACAGCCACCTCCATCACCCTGCTATCCGGCTGGTCATCGGCAATTGCGCCGCACTTGGAGCAATTTATTTCTATTTTGGGATGGATGAAGTCAATATCACATTCGCAGTCCCAAAACTTTTCGGTAGTTTCAACCGTGTGGCTTACAGCCGGTTTAATCTCTTGAATATCCCAATGTTCGGGGTCGTAGGCTTCGTCTCGCTCTAATGCCTTGACTTTTGGATTGTTAGCAATGTCGTGTAATAAAACACCATCGACTTCGTCAATGGCGTCTTCTTCGCTTTCGGCTCGCACCTCAACTGTCAAATAGTATTTGATTGGTACGGCCACTCTGTAAGTTTTCATTGCTTTGTCCTCTCTTGTTGGGGTCAAACTGGAGTTTGCCCGGTTAGTTATTGGCAAAATAGAATTGGCGACAATATGTTAAAACCTTTTCTTGTTGTTCGCTTGTCAGTGGCATATCTTCCCAAGCGGTGAACCAATCTTGATACTCAATTCGTGCCGATTCCGGCTCTTGATGTTCGTTTAATTCGCCAATAATGCGGACGGCTGGGCCGCCAGTACAAAGCAGAATTGTAAATTCCAAGCTCTCGTTATTCTCGCCCGGTGTGTGCCACTCAGACCGCACTTGAACCGAAAGCGGGTCTTCACTTATGACCTGTTCAGCGTTGTCTTGATTGTGGTATTCGTCTCGGTTTTCCCAGAAATCCCCGCCACTTGCCCCTCGTTGACAATCGGGGTTTTCGCACTCTTGAGTGTGTTCAAGCCAATTTACTAACTCAATAATTGACTCAAGCTGTAATTGGGCTTGTTCTTTTGCCCGATTCTCTTCTTTTGTTTTTGTCTGTGCCATTTGTTTCATCCTTATCCTTTTGTGGCCTGTTGGCCGTTAGTTTTCTTCGTATTCTGCTTTGCGGCTCAACCTGCCCGGCTCGTGTGTGGCGTTCCACTGTTTGCAAATTCTTCGGGATTCTTCTTCGGTCTCAATCCGTTTGTGAAGTGTGTGCCTACGGCCAGCCCCCGGCTCAAGACCATTCGGCCAACTTGGATTATTTTTCCACCAAGTCCTTGTAAAGATTTTGTAGCTCATTCTGTCCTTCCTTTGTTATAAGTTATGTTATCTAATCCTGTCGGCGAATATGCGGTAATAACGATAATGTCCGACTATTTCTAGATGGAAGTCTCCGGTCATCAACTCGGCTTCGGACTGACTTACTTGTTGCACGCCAATTAAGCGTGAGGCTCTGCTCCCCTCTGGATAATCCCGATAATCCAGATATTCTTCATAGGTTTGTAAAAAGCATATGGGTTGTTTCATTCTGTCCTTCCTTTGTTACAGGTTTAAGTCTGTCTGTTCTGCTTTATTGGCTATCGTGTTCCGCCGGTATGATTCTAAAGTATCCGACAGCGCAACCGACAGCTTGGCGTGTCCCAGCTTCCCCATTTCTTCGCAGTGTCCGGCGTGGTAACGGCGAACCGGAACTGCAATCGAACTCCATAACGGCCCGCGACAATACTCGCATTCGCTAACCGTAATCTCAAGCCCCGTGTGTTTATCAATCATATAGCCCCCTGGTTGTGGCACGCCCGCTGTTGGCGGGAGCCACGAAAACATCCATCAACAAAGCCGAGACAACCACGTTTAACAATTTGAAACACTTGGAAGAAGAGGCGCATCCGTCCCATTGTTGGGCGTTGCGCCCTGTGGTAACTTGAGGGTGGCGAATGCCTTGTGGTGTTTTTGCAGTGGTCAGGTGCGCTCCTAATCCTAATGAACTTATCGGTAATATACCAACTCAACCCTAACTTGTCAAGAACTATTTGTGCTTATGCCTAACTTTCTTTTGGTGGTGTTAATCCATCCAGGCACGGACCGACACACAACCAGGCGTCCTACCCAGATGGGCACTGCCCAGATGTGCCCTATGCTATTGCGCCATAATCACTTTCCCCAAAGCCCACCGCCCAGAAACGAGTCGCCCCCAAAAGACTTGGGGGATAGACATGGGTGCTATTGGGGAAAAAATAATAATTTCTTTTGTGACATAGTCCATTTATGTAACATATTTTTCTTGGCATGTTACGCTTTGTAACATATAGTATGTAACATATGGGATTTAGGCGAAGGTGTAGTAGGTGTGGTAAGGCGAATACAGATACTGAATCAACGGTTTGCTTTGTGTGCCAGAGGAAAGAATACGAGGGTGGGCAATCTGGAGTTGTAAGGGTGCCGGTGGTGCAGGGAGTGGTTGAGCCGAGTGCTGTGATATTGGCAGAGCCGGGGGAATCCATTGAGGTTAAGTTATGTTCGCGGGGATGCGGGAGGCCGCGGGCGCTGGGAAGTTTTAGTTATTGCAAAGAATGCAATACAGAACGGATTCGGGACTGGCGGAAGTCAAAGGGGGAGCGAAAGGCGGAAGGCGGGTGATGCTTATAGGGGATTAAATTGGGCCTTCATAATCCTATTTCAGTCCGCCGGTTCGGAAACGATTTGGTCTTGTGAGCCGGCGGATTATTCTTGACAGCCTTCTTTTTGGGACTATATTGCAGCCGTATTTTAGTAGCTCTGTGCTTTAATTCATTCAGGTCTCCGGTTCGCTCGCGTGAGCCGGAGATTTTTAATTTGACTTTGAGTTTTTACTGCTGCTATCATAAAATCCTGAGGCTGACGAAGCCTCCCTGGTTGTAGCTTTGGTAATGCCGGTCGGTCTGACATAGCCGGCCGGTTATTTAAGAGGAGGGTGACTTGACGGAACTGATAATTAAGGATGAAATTTGGAGAATTGATCCTAACTACGTACCGCTGACGGGGCATTATTTGTATCAAAGTTTTTGGCAAAAGCTCAAGGGCTATCTCCGGACCGGCGGGTGGCCAAAGCCGATTTATGTCCCCGGACTTTGGGAGAGGTTTCCGAGGGCGGGGAAACATTCACATATTTGGGTAAATCAATGAGTGGCTTTATTGGGGTCATAGCCGGCGTCCTTGTCATCGGGGCAATTATCTGGTTGATTCTCCGAAAGATGCCCTTCGTCGGCGGCAAGTTGAAATCCTACGAACGGGACGTGAAGGACAAGGTGGTCCCGGGGTACGACAAAGACTTGGATGCGGATCTGCCTGGCCGGAAGTCCCGAAATCGGTATAGTATCTTTAGCCGATTCAAGAAGAAAAAACTTGACACTTAGTTTTTAACTCAATAATTTTACCGCTCAAAACAAGGAGGTTTTATTTTAATACTCACTCGGAAATTCGGACAATCAATAAAAATTGGCGACGATATCACGGTGACTATCGTCAATAAGCAATATCAGGCGACTGGTCATCAAGTAAAAGTAGGTATTAGCGCGCCGGAAAACCTAAAAATCATCAGAACGGAATTGGACACGGATGTCAAAAGAGAAGCCAGAACTTAACGAGGATGGCTACACACGGATTGCTCACCCGATTTTAGAGGCCATCGCCAAAATTACAATTCCCACAGAGGCCAGGCGGGTGCTTGATGTTATTATTCGCCTAACCTATGGATGGCAAGAATCACAAGCCCCCATATCACAAACTGAGTTTTCGAAAAGGACTGGCATTGATAGGCGCAATATCAGTAGGGCGATCAAGAAACTTCGGGAAATGAATCTGATTATTTGCCGGATGGCGCCGGGGTCCGACACCCTTAGTTATGGCGTCAACAAATACCACGAAACTTGGCGAGGTGTCGTCGGCACAGACGATAGGGGTGTCGTCTCTGTTGACGACAGGGGTGCATCCGTATTGACGACAGGGGTGTCGTCAGCACAGACGACAGCAAACTCCGGTAACGGCTACAGCGACAAGGAATTGCTGATACCTAAAGATATTCTTAAAGATACTTCTTAAAGAAAGAAGAATAGATATGCACGTTAGACAAGCTAACGTGCTCTGTTTATGAATATATAAACTCTTAAATCTTAAAGAAAGGAACTGAAATGCTACAAAGTGAAATACCGGAATACCATGGGAAATTAACTGAAAATCCCCTGCCGCCGATTTGGCCATCAACAATTTGGCTTATAATCTCATTCTTTCTCCTACTACTTTGGTTGATGTGGCTGGTTCCCGGCTGCGACGATTCCCGCCGGACAACCATAATCAACCCGGCGCCGATCTCGAATTGCGATTCACTCCAAGAGATTCTCGATTGTTACGAGAATTGGTTTGCGGAATACGAGAAACATCACCGACAGGGACATTGCCCGGAAGCGCCAGAATGTTTTGTCAACCCGGATAGTTGCGAATGACCAGTCGAGAACGTAAATTCCCGATGGTCTGCTCGAATCCGGAGTGCAAGAAAACTTATATGGCGGCCCGCCGGGCAAAACACCCGGGTTGTTCGCCATACTGCCGGCTGAAAATGTGGTTCCGGCGAAAATCTGAAGCACAAGCGGAATTAAGGGCACAGACATTGGCGACAATGCCGGCGGCTTCGAGTAGCCAGATATTTTCGGCCAACGAGCGAGCGGAAACGGCGGAACGAGCGAGGCGGGAAACGGGGGTCAAGTTGGAGAGGGCGCGGCAACTTTACGCCGAAAGGCCAACACCTGGACTGGCGAACAATATTTTTTTATTGTCAAAGCGCTTATCGGAGATTAGTAATTAAGAAGGAAATAACAAATAACTCAAAAGCAAAGGAACTTAAATGGGACAAGCACCCGAACATTACCGCACCATTCAGATTGACCAAAATCTACACTCGGTGCCGCAGCACATCGTCGCGGACATTCATCAATTAGTGAAGCCCTACGATGAATTCAAGGCGACCATAGTTGCCAACCTAGAAACGGCAACACCGGAAGGAAAGGCTCTCACCGGCAAAGACAAGAAAGCACTCGAGGCCGCTGTTGCCAGAGTAGCGGAATTGGAGAGCCAGACGGCGGAATCAAATGCCGAAATTACAAAACTCACCGCTAAGGTTGTTCAACTTAGAGCTGGCGGCGATTCCGGTGATGGGCCAACGGACGACAACTAATGCCCGTTGGGACACACTACTCTCGGAAAGCAAGGGCTTCGGTTTATCCGATTAAGGCCGGGAATGTTTTGTCACCGCTTGAATCACTGAAAATTCGCAATGACAGAATCGGCGGGAAATCTGAGCATAAATTGTTTATTTGGGTACTCAGGGAGAGCGTTAAGCGCGATGAAACCCGATGGCCGAAGCGCCGAGGGGTTTCGGTTATCTTTTTGTGGCAGCCAGTGGAATCGAGACTGAGGCGACTCTATATTTTAGAGCCGATCAAAAAGATTCAGTTTGAATCGGTAGTGCTGTATCTGCGGGCGGGTTATCGGGTGGTCGCAACCGGAGTGAGTTGGCATCACAAACGGCAGATGGATGCTAAGAGATTTTATAAAGCCATCGGAATAATATGAGACGCCAGAAAATTAAATCACTGTATCGGCTGATTGCTTTTAACATCGCCCGAGTGGACTCCTGTTGCGGCATCAAAAAATGGGATAAGCTATGCGAGAACTGCAACATCAAAAAGAACATCATCGATTGGGCGCTCTTTCGAATGGCGACCAAAATTAAGAAACTCGACTCCAGCCATAGCTTCGCCTGGATAAAAACCGAATATAGTCCGGACAAGTCATTCTGTTTTGTCGTTGAAGCCCAAAACACCAAAGAAATCATCAAGGTGTTGATTGACGGCCCATTTTTCAAGCGGGCTGTTTCGGCTAAGAATTTGAGACGCCTAAAATGACATAAATGGCCTAAACATATGCCATTTGGGCAGGATTGATATTCCTTTTTAACCTACTGGTTCTCCGCCAAAAAATGCAGAGCCGGTTTAATTTTGTCTTGACAACAACCCCTTTTAATTCAATTAGATATGGCGAACCTTAAAAAAGAAGGAATTGGAAATCCCGAGGGGGGATGCCCAAATGCCTAACAAAACGATTCCGACACCGGAAGAAATCGAAACCCTGCTCAAGCAGGAGGACCTATCCCAGCCCGAAAATGCGGCCGTGGTCAATGATATTCTGGCCGGTCTTGACGATAGGCAGAAAAGACGGGCTCTTTTATCAATCACTCACCCCTTTCTTTCAAAATCAGAAATTGCACGTCGAGCCGGATATATAGCCGGCAGCCATCTCACCCGGAAAATCGAAGGGAAGATTGGCGAGATTCTGCTTAATATCGGGATTACCGAAGCTGACATCGGGCAGGGACTCAAAGACGGCATGATGGCGAAGAGAGTGTCTTACCACCGAATTCCAATCGTGGAGAGCGGAAAAGTCGTCGGCTACGAAGTCAAAAAGAATGTCGAGCCAGATTACGCCACCCGCCGGGCCTATCTGGAATTGATAATGAAATCACACAGAAAGTATATGCCGGGCGGTCGCCTTACCGTCAAACACGAATTGCCGACTGAGGTCGGCAGAAGTCTCAAGCAACTGCGGGAACGTGACAAACAATTAACCCAACAGATTCCAGCGGAGTTTCAAGTTGTCACAAATTGAAGAACAGCTTTTAACTGAAGCCGATCTTGATAAGGTCGAAGAATTGGAACTTTGGGAAAACAGGGCCGAGTTGGCACGAGTTGACAGTTGGGCATTTCTGAAATATTTCGCCCGTACGGCGGATGAACACGACCCGGCGCACGTCTATAAACCATTTCCTATTCGGGGCTATTTAAGAATCATCGACCGGGTGTTTGACGAATTACAAATTGCCTACATAGAAAAAACTGGACAGATGAAGCTGACTTGGGTTTTCGTCGGGAAAACACTTCATAACGCTATGTTTCAAAATTCACGTTTGATTGCTGACCAGTCGGAAAATCAGAAAAAGGCCAATGCTGTTCTGGGCCGACAAAAACATATGTACCGGGGCTTGGTGGATTTTGCACCGCTCTTTGAGAAAAGCGGCGGACCCCCCATAGCCAAAGAAGTCAACGGGAAGTTCGGTAGCGATACTGAACTGGAGTTTCCGCAGAATAATTCAAAAATTATTGCGATACCACAGGGCAAAGACGCCGTTCAGTCCTATACCTGGTCAATCATTTTTGCTGACGAATTAAATCTTCAACCAAAGAGCGGTGAGGGTTATGCGGCGGCGGCGCCTTCTATCGGCGGAGGCGGTCGGTGGTTCGGCGTCAGTCGTGCCAACGGTCACACGTGGGGCTATTTCATCCGTGAAGGCATTGATTATGAAACGGGCAAGAGAGTCGGGCGCCTGCTTTTGGATTCTCGCTTTGTTGAAACTAAACCGATAAAACCTCCGGCTCATTTCACCGAAGAACAGCAACGTTGGTATATCGAAAAAGCCTTGCTCGACATGGACGATGAAAAGTTCAAAAACATTCCGCTACTCGACTTGATAGCCTGTTGTCCTGGTATGAGAATGTGGCAATATGACAACGGTATGCCCTGTATCCAAGTTCACTACAAAGCCGACCCGTACAAAGACCCGATTACGACACTCGGCGCCGAATGGTATAAAGCCGAACGAAAATTGGTTACTACGCAGGCCCATTGGGACCAACACTACGAGATTCAGTATGATGCCTTTGTCGGACGCAGGGTGATTACAAATTTCTCCATTCCACTTCATGTCAGGAAACCCGAATACGACAGCAACTCGATGCTCTATCTTTCGATGGACTTCGGGGCAAATTGCGGTTGCGCCTTCGCTCACTACACAAAGATTCCCGATTATCACGCTGAGCGCTTGAGTATCATCGATGAGATTTATTTGGAAAGTTCGGACACTCACCAACTGGCCAAAGAAGTCAGGAAGCGACTGGAGGGACCATACTACCGGTCGTGGCAGAATAATTACATCAGAGCCTTTTGTGATCCGGCCGGTCATATCGGCGATGCCACCGTTTCAGATAAATCACTCAACACCTCCATTAAAATTTTACAGTCGGTCGGCATTTATCCGTACACCAAGAAATTCGGAGTCCCAGAAAGTACGGAAGTTTTGGAAATGGTTTTCGGCTTGATATTACCGGACGGAAAGCCGGCGGTTGAACTTCACGAGCGTTGCATTTATCTCATCGGCTGTTGTCAGAATCTTCACTTCCCTGAAAACGGCCGGCAAGGCTACTACGAAAAAGACGGGAAGTGGGACCACGGCGGAGACATTCTGCGATATTTGATTAAAAATGTTTTTGATTATATCGATTTAGCGCCGACCGGAATGAAACAGAATCAAGAGCGGGCTTTTGAATATAAGCGCCGGAAATATACCGGTGAGATTATCGGTGTTAGGCGCTTACATAATTTAAGGCGGATTAGTCCGCAAAGGACATTGCTTGCCAGACGAAGACATTAAACGAGCCGACCGGGAAGAACTCAATCCCTACTTAGAGCGCCAGCCGGTTCATAAGTTGACGGATAAGCAAGCGTTGCTCCGGGTGATGAATGACTATCGCGAAGCGCAGGCGGCTAAAGACAATGCTCTGACCCGAGCTGTCCGCTACGATGCCATGTATCAGGCGCTTGATGCACCCGATGAAGCCATTGACCAAACCACCGGCTTAATTGAAGATGACGAATCAATGTACTCCAATACCTATATGCCGATAGGGGCGGCGATTGTCGATTCGGCCATAGCTCAACTGTTCAATCTCATTTTTGCGACAGAAGACTATTTCAAAATTGAAGCGGACGACATCGAGGATATGCTGTTTGAAACCGAAGTGACGGCGTTTTTCAAAAAGCGCCATAAAGAAATGGGCTTCAAGCACAAGGTCTATCAGGCACTCTCTCAAGCTTGCTGCTTTGATTACGCAGTAACCCATACCCGTTGGTTGATGGAGGGTGGCTACGAACCTCGGCCAGTCAGGCGGATTGAGGAAGTAAAATTGGGCGCCACGATGTTACGAAAGCAGACGGTGCGAGCCGAGACGATGTATGTACCGGACAAAATCGACCGCTCCGATTTACAGGTCTTGAATTTTATGCGCTGTTATCCCGATCCGTTGGCCACTGACGGATTCAATGACAGCCGCTTCTTTGTAGATGACTTCGATATTGCGCTGGAAGATTTAATTGCGCAATCGGAGAATATGGTTCCCTGGGGCAAGTATAAAAATATCGAAAAGATTGTGGCCGAAACCAAAGAGGAACTCGACTCTGGCCAAGTTTACAATGTTGATTATTCGAAAAGCAGAGACACGGAAATCCGCAAAACGATTCTGCATTCCCGAAAGCGCACGGTCATCCGCTATTGGACAAAACATCATATCATCAAAGTCTGCCAGGGGCATATCATCCAGAGACAGAATATCCCGGGCTGGCCGTTGCAAGAGTGGAGCATTTTCCCGAAACCGGTTCCCTCATTCGGCGGGATGGGCTTTCTCCAGAGAATCGAACGTAATGGTTACGACATCAACGCCAGCTTGAACAGTCGGCGAAATCTCCAGAATTTAATCTCCAATCCCTTTGCAGTGATTGACCAAGAATTGATTGGCAGTGAAGAAGGTGAGCCGCGGTTGTGGCCGGGCAAGGTGATGGTTTCCCGGGGCGGCAATGCCAATGACAAGATTTTCGTTTACACTCCCGGCGCCAATACCAATCAGGATGCCATAGCGGACGTCAATATGCAGATGGAGATGACACAGCGGGTAAGCTCGGTCGATGAAAACGCTTTCGGAATAATCCGCGGCGACAGAACCACGGCAACGGAAGTCCGACAGGCCGCTGCCGGCAGAATGACTCGATTGGGGGTTACCGCCCAAAGACTCGAAGAGCAATGCCTTGAAAAAATCTACATTAACCATTTCCACTTGGAGATGACCTTTTTGACGAAGACGGAGTTTGTCCGGTACTTCGGCGACAAGGGCGAACAAATGTTGGCGGTTGATTCCGCATCGTTTATGTGGAACAAGATGCCACGCTTTGTGGCAATGGGAACTTTCTCAGTGCTTGAGGATGCCGTAAAGATGCAACAATTCTTTACCGCAGTGCAGTTGGCGGCGGGAATGCCGCAAGTTCAATTCAACTGGAATAACATTGCTTTACAGGTCTTCCGATATTTGCATCCGAAGGAATACTACAAATTTGTTAAAGACCCGAACATCCCCAGCGAGAACATTCCGCCGGACATTGAGAATATGCTGATTGCTCAAGGTCGAGTGGTGCGACGCTCACCGGCGAATAACGATGGCGAACACCTACCCGTCCATGAATCGGTTAAGCTAACAAAAGATTATCAAATTTGGCCGCAGGCCAGAAGACTGTTACTTGACCAACACATCAACGAACATAAGGCCGGCCAAGGGGCGGTTGCCAATGCGCCATCCCTACAAAAAATGCTTGGTCGGCAGCAGGACTCGGCTGATTCACTGCGGGGCATCAGGCCGGGCTTAAATGCACAGGTGGCCGCATAAATGCCAGAGCAGAAACCAAAATTTGTAATTTTTACGGAGTTGAGAAGTGACCCAGCTTTTATTGACATTGAAAATTTTGCGCTCCGGAAAATTAAAGAGCAAAAAGACAAAGCGTTGGCCATGCCGGAGGGGACGGTGGAGCAGGAACACTTGGCCAAGGCGGAACGCCAGAAAGCGGCTCATTGGGACGAACTTTGGAATTCGATAAAGCTCTATATGTTCAATACGATAGGACAAAAAAGTAAACCAAGTCATAAACCAAAACAATTTCAATTAAGGAGACAAAATGCTATTTAGACGACACATAGGTCTCGACCGCAAATCCGGAGACACGGGTGGCGGTGCGACTGGCGGAACGGAAGATGCGAATGCTGGTAAAGGCGGCGCAGGTTCCGGCGGAAGTCAGGGTGGAGACACATCGACCTCAGGTGACGCCAAGAACCAAGTAACTCCCGAACAGCAGATTGCCAACATCACGAAAGAGCGGGACGAGGCGATTAAGAAACACGACGCCTTAGCCAAGCGCATCGGTGAACAGGGTAACCAGATAGCTACTCTGAAAAAAATCGATACAGGCTTGAGAAGTGACCCGAAAACTCTTTTGTCGAATCTGGCCAAATCTGCCGGTCTCGAAATCTATTTCGACAAACCCCAAACCGCCAGTGCACAAGGTGGGCAGGGTGATGGGAAGACAGACATTCAGAAAACCGGACTTGAGATGAAGGACATTACGGCTACTTTTAACCGCAACATCCAGTCTTATCTGAATCCGATGCAGGAAAGAATGTTTGCAACCCAGCACAAAGATTGGGATGTTTTAGCGGATGAAAGGTCTTCCGTGAAGTTGGATCACGACAGCGGAACCCTTACTGACAGCGAACTTCTCCACTTCGCCGCGAGGGGCAGAAACCTCGGCGCCATTCTTGCGGATGCCAAACAGGACTGGGAAAAGGAATATATCGAGAATCTTGCGAGAAAGAATAAGGAGCAACAGGAAACTGGCGGAGCCGGTGGTGGCGATAAAGGCAACACTGGAAAGAAGGCTGCCGCATCGCTTGAACAAGCGGTTGCTGGCGGAATTTTCAGATAACCTTTTTTTAGGAGAACCACTCGATGGCTTTTTATTCAGAAGCGTCGTTTAAGCGTGGGACAAAAGATACCAGTCTCGAAATATCTCAAGGGAAGCCACTTGAAATAGGCGAGAAAATCTGGATGCTACACCCAAACCGAAATCAGGGTTTGCGGTGGGCGCTACGCACAGGACGGCGCGTCAACACACCAAGAGTCACATTCGGACACAATGAAACTGTGCCGAATCCTCAGTGGGTAACTTACAATGGTGCCAACGAGACATCGCAGGGGACAACCGGACTTGTTTTCAAAACAGGTCACGGCACCCGCCTGACAACCGGATTCCGAATCTTCTTCCCGAGGATAAAGGAAATCATCCGGTTGACGGCAGTGATGTCCACGGACACAACTGGTACAGTTACCCGCAACTTCGGCCTCGGCAATGCGACTACTTCATTGCTGAAAGTCGGAGACAAAGGGCTTCTACTGACGCCAGTATTCGAGGAAGGTTTCACGATTGGTCTCGGTTTGACCAGCTCTCAAGTCAATCGCTCATTCCCCGTGGAAGAAGTTGATTGGCCAATAGCGCTGTCACACAAAGAGGCTGCAGAAGCATCATATGCCGGCGACCCGTTTGTTCGGGCCGTTGAGAATTCGATACAGCAATCAAAAGACCAGATGGAAGCGACAATGTATTTTGGCGCCAAGGCCACTACCACTGTCGGTGGTATTCCCATAACCGCGGCTGAAGGTTGCGCTAACTTCGTTCAAACGAATGTTTATAGTGCAACTTATTTGAGCCGTATGGACTTGTGGGACATCATCGGTGAAATTTTGTCGCGTTCACCAGAAGGTTTTTCCATTCATTGCTCGTGGGCCTTCAAGAATTTAATCACCGGGTGGGGATTAAATAGTGTCGTTACCACCCCTGACACCACGGTCGATGGTCTCAGCATTACGACTTTGAGAACCCCGAATGGCGATTTCCCACTTCAGGTTATAGACCTGTTTGGACAAGAGCCGACCCTGATGGGTACGGTGATGTTCATTCCCTACGGGAAGATTGACTACCGGCCGCTCGTTTACTATGAGGATTGGGACATCCGTTACTATCCGATCCCGAAAGTCAAGACGATGGCCAAGGAAGGTCACATCTACGGCATCTATGGCTGGGAGTATTTTGAGCAGGAAACCTGGGGTAAACTCGAAGGTCTGCGGTTCGCCGCATAAGGAGGATTGACGATGTATTCTTACAATTTTCAACCTCAGGATTGGATACGCAAATCCGTTCTTTCAATAACCGACGCTGGTATTCTTATGCGTATCCGGCAGAAGAAAACCTCTGCCTTAGGCGGCCAAGCCGTTGCTCAAATCAGCATAGCCGTGACAACCGGCGATGTTACGTTTGAGCAGGGAGCCACCGTAGCGGCTGCCAACACGACTACTGGTGACAATCCTCAAGTGGGTGCGACCCCCGGAGTGATTGACCTGTCGGCGTTGGTGCCCGTGACCTACGCAGCATTCAAGGCGGCCGTTGATGAGACCGATGATTGGGAGTGCATCTTAACAGGCGCACTGCCCGACGACCTTATCGAAGCCGCCGGCACCGGAGACCTGCTTACGGCAACCGACACTCTTTGCTCCACCGATGCCGGTGGTGCAGTGCTGAACGACATCAGTCAGTCACTTATGGAAGTGGCCTCGATGACGTTCAATGCCGGTAGCAACGTGCCGCATAACCACGACGCTAATGTCCTGCACGAATTGCAGGAAGTGAAGGGGACATTTACCTACACTGGAGCGGCCACGCTGAAGGTGTTTGAGTGCGATGACGTCGCTAACACCTCACTCGAGATTCTCAATATCGGGGCAGCCGCCACGACGGTTGAGAAGGCTTATCCGGGCGATGCCGGACGTGGTGAACCGATTATAAGTACAAAGTCGAAGAGATTAGTGGTGAAGGCCGCAGCCGCGACCACGCTCACCGTCTCCAGTCTTTTTATCAATGGTCGGTCTTATGCCTATGGCCCCGGAATCAGAAAAGGCAAGTTAGAGTCTTCGCTCTAACCAACGTAATAGACACAGTGAGCAGAGTTAATTCTCTGCTCTCTGTTAAAGAAAGGATTTATGGAAAACATTCCGAAAAAGTATCAGACGGCGGATATGGAAGTGGCCGCGTCATTTGAGTCCACCTATTTGGGAGACTATCAGTTGAAACTCATTCCGGTCGAACACCGACAAGCCCCGAATGGTGATGTCGAAAAAGTGCCCGAGACTGGATTAACTATCCGCTTCGAAGGGGGTAGGCGGCTCATTGATAACAGCAAGGTCCTAAAGACGGTTATGGAATCGAGCGCCTATGTCAATGGTGACGTTCGGATTGACCCCGAAGACCCGACCGGTTTCTGGCGCAAGGCGGGAATTTTGAAAACCGAGAAGCGCGAAGTTGTGGTCAGGGGAGAACTCGGACCGGCGCCAAAATTCGAAGACCTGAAGAAGTTGGACAATATCAAGTTGGGTGAAGCGCCGGTTGAAACCGTTGTTGTCACTCAAGGATAGCGATGGCCACCATTTCTTGGTACGCGACTGAGATGATGGACGAGTTCAAGTCGTCCGCCACTGATGTTCGTGCTCGAGTAGAACGGGCGGCGCGGGAGGTTGTTTTAGACATTCTGCTTCAAAATGATTCCCGCTTCCGGCGGCTTGAGAAGAAAACCACCTTGGCTTTTGCCGCTAACGATGATGCCGAGAAATTGCCGGCTGACTTTCGGACTATTAAACGGCCATTGATTGAAGTTGATAGCACGGGAAAGCACATCGCCGAAATTGACATTGTGACCGACAGCGAATTCTGGCGGCGCAAAGGCGATGAAAATTACGCTGGCGTTCCCTATACGATGGTCGAAACCCGACAGACCCCGGTAGCGGCGGAATACTTGGTGTTAAGTGCACTGCCCACGAGCACCCGATATTTTACATTTGGCTATTATCGGAAACCGACTGGTGATGACGCCGACATGGTTGAAAACGAGGGTTTAGTTAAAAATGGCATTCGCTCCCGCTTCAGGGAATTCATGGGGATGGACGGTGCTGGCGTGGCCTTGCAGATTTACGAGGGAACGAAAAAGAACGCCATTGAACATCCGGGTGAACGGGCGACTGGGCTATCACTGCGTCCGAGCAAAAAGCAGCAGAGACTCAATCGGCTCCTCCATAAAATTGGCAGGGGGAACTGATAACCATTATGGGAAATTTTAGCGGGTCGTCGAAAAAACACCTTGGGATTGCCCTCATGGTTTTTCTATTGTGTTCACCTCTCATCCAGGCGGCGACCCTTATTCAACTTGACGCTAAACTCCGGCATCGGGTGAATGAAGTCGATACGATGATTGCTCTTTTTGACACGACCAATTCATTCAGCTGGTTCAATCAGGCGCAGGACAAAATAGCGGTCATTGCCGGATATTTCCCCAAGTTTATTGACAGTAGTTTATCGAATGTCGATTCGTCGTGGTTTAAGTTGCCTACGGATTTTCGCCAGATTAAGGCGGTGTACGTCATAGCACAAAAGAGATTCTATCCGGTCTTTCCAAATCCGGGATTTCTCGGACAGGCACAAGGAATGCAATACTCGATAGTTTGGCAGACGGAAGACACTGCTCGACTATTATTAGTTCGAGGGGGAATTCAAGATAAGCAGACGAATGTAATTTTTAGCGCCGATTCTACGACCTACCGATTGCCAAGTGATGTGCGGAATGTTGTCGGCTGTATGGTTTGGGCGGGGCAGTGGGAGCCGATAACTTTGAGTCCGATGTTCACGACCGACGGCACAAGGCTTTACGATCTTCACTTCAAACATCGGGATACAGCGTTATTGTATCTGCGGGGAAACTTTGCGGAGGGGGATTCTGTCCGGGTATTCTATCAGAAAACAGTGGAGGTCAGCGACAGAATCAGGATTGAGTATTTGAGCATTCCGGTTGATATGGCGCTTTCGACAACGAATTGCGAAGTGCCGGACGATTTAGAGGAATACTTGGTCGAGGAGGCTCTGGGCTATTATTTCGACTACAAGGGCGACCATTCAACCGCACAGGGGTTTTGGCAGAGAGTACGGATAGATTTGGGGGTTTTGAAACCGCAGGGGCAGCAATGAGATATTTTTTTGTCCTGATATTCATAGCAGCTTCTGTTTTCAGTCAGCCGATTCAAGAATATAAAGTCCGTGACTTCTCTGGTGGCTTGGTCAATTCGCTGTCCAATGCGCTCATGCAGGATAATCAGTCGTTGGTATTGGAAAACTATGACATCATCAACGGCAAACTTCGTCGCCGGCCAGGGCTGACGACTTATCACAATACCGGCTTACTGCGCTACCCAATTCAAGCGCTTTTACCCTATGTGGCTCCGCAGATAGACAAAGACCTCTTAGTTTTAATGGGTGGCAATTACTTTCCCTTCAATTCGGCGGATTCAAATATCAGCGCGGTGAGGATTTGCAACGAGGCTTTATCGATATGTACGACCTTGGTCGTCAGACATCCGGGTTTTTACGGAGATAGGAGAAATCAAAACACTCCCTATAATGTGAATTCGGCGGTGATAAATAATCGCCTTATTTTTGCAGTGGCAAATTCTGAAATGCGGATTTGGGATGGTAACAAAATGTCTCCGGCAAGACCACGTAGTGCCGGCCAGCCGTATGCAATTCCGCTTGACGGAAGCGGAAAGATGAATGGTATATTTCAATATCGGATTTTACCCCAAAATAATTCTGTTCCGCCGAAGTATGGCGATCTATCTCCGCCAAGTTGGCCGGTGAGAGTAAAGGATGGTAATGTTTTTGTTGGAGACATGGGACCATTTATTAGCGGTGCACTTCAGGATTCCGCTTGGATTTATAGAAGTAAAAATGGTGGGCCGTATCAAAAATTAAAACAATTTGACGACGCTTTTGGAGGAAACGGGGTAATCATCGTTGGTCTCGATGGCTATTATATTGATACTACTAAAGAGACTTTGGCAGCAGACAGCCTCCCCTTCCCTTGGGGTTATCACACGAATTGCATTTTTGGCACCTGTGGTCCTGATTCGGTTTTAGCTTTTGGTGAAATGCGGGCGCTTCAAAAAAGTGGTACAGCGGCGGCTGGCTATGGTGTTACCCGTGGGTTGAAAGGATTAACCGATTCTACCTGTGTTTGCTTTGTCTATTCTGTTGTTTTCAGAGATTCTTCGGGTCGTCAGAGCTATGCTTCTCCGCCTACTTGTCTTTGTTATTCTGCCGCCATATTACGAGGAGCTGGTGGGAATGGCATTAAGGACAGCCTTTTGAACATTCCGATTCCAAGAGATAGTGGCATTGTTAATAAACTTCTACTACGGGGATTGTTTGGGTCGATTGTTTGGAGAGACAGCTCTGCCGAAAAACTTTCACGTCTTCATCCTTGCTATGTGGAGAATAGTTCGATATACCGAGTCGGTGTTGATGGTGGTAGCGTTTCTTGGATTTCTCCATCGAGCGGCACAACGGGGGCTATGGCCGTTGACAGCATGACATCTAAAATAAACAACAGTGCCTATATGAGTAGCCGCATAAAAGCGGAGGATTCTGGCAGTTTTATTCATATTCGAAGTGCTGTTCCTGGCCAAACTTGGAAACTTACCGCAGAACGATTTTGTAAGGGCGCATCAGGTTTACCAAGTTTTGTATATGGTGAGGAACTCAAACAGAACGTTTTCCAGACGGGTGATTATCTTTATAATTTTGTTATTCTTGATACACTCGACGACACCGTAACGACCTATATTGACAGTATCCCCTATGATTCATTGCTAATTATTCCTTGGTGCAAAGACAGCAGTAACGCTCAACAGCCCGAAAAATTTTGTTATGATGATTCTGCTATAACTTTCCAACCTTTTGACATTGCTTATCACGGAGACCGATTATTTGCTATCGGCGATTTAGAGGATAAAAACGTCTTTTGGTACTCCGACTTCGGTAGGCCGACGACTATGCCACCCGACCATTTTATTGCGGTGGAATCGCAGTTAGGTGATTGGTTTGTGCGCCTCTTAAGCGTCGGTGATAATCTGCTTTTGTTTCGGCAAAATTCCATCTATGGACTTTCCGGCCTGAGTTTTTTCCAGTTCAATTTAGAGAAACTGGTTTCCGGTGTCGGCCTATCGGCACCGCGAACTTTGACTGTCAATAAGAATCTCATCAATTTCCTGCACGAATCCGGCGCTTACGAAATGAGTATGGCTGGCGGGTTAAGCAATCCGACAATATCGTGGGTTATCAAAAACTCCCTTGATTCAATAGGAACGAATCTTCGTCGGTCGGTGGCAAAGCCGGTTGGCGATGACTGGTGGCTGTCAGTTCCGATTGATTCGACAGCGGTGGACAGCACATCAAACAATCAGACTTATATTTACAGCCGGACTCCGACTCCGCATTGGAAGTCATACAGTTTTGGGATCAAGGACATTGTTCTATTTGATAAGGACACTCTCGCCCTGGACTACGCGACTGACAAATTCATTTTCGTAAGCGGGACAGATAGTTTGTTTCAGTGGGGAGACAAAGCGATTGATTTAGATAATGGTCAGCGAATTATATCCAAGTATCAGAGCAAATACTTTTTCCATGAAGGCGAAGGCCCGATTCGCCGGGAGAAGATTTTCTATGTTGATTTCTTTGGGAAACATATTGTAGGTGGCCTTGATGATACGTTGATGGTGACATTTTACGAAGAAAGTAAGGGCGCTGTCGATTCAGTGAAATTTGTGCCAAAGTTTAGAGATAGAAAAGTTGACCGGGTGACTTTTAATCGAATCAGTGATAATTGCTCCATAGGATGGCGGGCCTATGGTTTGAGCGAATATGAAATAACGGGGTTTACCATTGGTTTTTTAGCTTGGGATGACGGAATTCGCAGATGAAAATTTACATACTGATTACATTTTTCATTTCAGTTCTCTCTGCCTCCGCTGCTGCTGAAAAGGCCGATACTGCGAAAGCGATAGTTGAGATCAAGGGCGTTGATGAGAAGAAGATTCTCGGCAAGGTCAAGACCATCTACACTATTCAGGGCAGGCCGACATTTCAGCATCGGGCGGCAAAGGGCTGGCATCAGGTTGCCGATGCGGTAAAACTGGTAGCCGGAAGAGCTACGGTTACTTTGAACACATCCACCGCAGAGGGCCGACAGGATATCAGCTTTTTTGATAAAACGAGTTATCGGGGGTTGGCCTTCAGTCTGGACACGCTGAATACTTTTACATATTCGGTGATTCCGTTAAATGGTAAGCAATTTATGATTAAGTCAACAAATGAGACAGACACGGCGACAGTGAATTTCGTTGTGGATGGAGAGTAAAGATGGCCTTTCCTTTTGTTCCACTTGCGATTGGTGCTGGCATAGCTGGGCAGATATTAGGAGGTAAAGACCAGCCAGGGCAACTTCCGCCAGAGGTTCTGGCTGAAATTCTGAGAGCAGTTAAATTAGACCGTTCCAGTATGTACATTCCGGACAGGGATACTTTTATGGCCGGGATTCAAGCGAACATTGATGAAATTTTGTCTGGAATTGCCCCCGGAGTGGAAGCCTTTAATGCTGACTTAGCGAGCCGGGGAATCTTTCGGTCGGGCGAGGCACCGAAGGAATTATATCGAAATGTTTATGCGCCGATAGCAAGAGCGGCCACGAGTGCAGCAACTCAAGGAGCCATCGGATATGAGCAGTTGAGAATTCAGGGCGCAAGCGCGGCGCAACAGCAAGCACTTCAAGCCTTGCAGCTTTTAGTGCAAGGTTCGGTTCCAACTGGCGGACAAACGTCAGCATTTCAGGACACATTATTTAATTTAGGTGATTTAGGCACCACGTTAGGTCTTATGAAAGCATTCGGATTGATGGGTGGCGGAGCAGCAGCATAAATGCCGAGACGAGAATCAAGATATGGCGCTACAATTACTCAAGCGCTTTTAGAGCGTGGCGCCGAACAACGCCGGCGGGCACAAAAAGAGCAGGATGTCAAAGAGGCCGTTAAACTTCAAAAGATTGTTTACGGCACGGGCACGATAGAGGAAAAACGTGAAGCGGCGACCAGATTGGCGGCATTGGGGTTTTCAGTTCCGGCTGATGCCCTGCGAGAAAAAGTTAATTTAGGTGGACTTTACACCGCACTTAAGGTTCCGGAAAATCTGCGACCGTTATTCGACAAAGCTATTGAAACGAATCTTTTGACCGCTGGCCAAGCATTGCAGATGGGGGCGACCATTGGAGAGCAAGCCGGAACCTTGACTGATGAAGAAATTCGTGAGGCTCATAAGTTGGGATATTTCAAACGGGGAGTATTTGCTAATTCACCTCTATCCGAAATGACAGCAGACCAAATTATTGCCAACACGAATCTTCTGGGTGGATTAGTCAAAGAATTTGGCTCTAGAATAACAGAGGAAGCATTTTTAGGGGGAGCAAAAACCCAAAAGGCGACCGAAGCTCAAGCGAGACAGCAGGTTTATATTGAAGCAACGACTGATGCGGAGGGGAACCCGATTCCTCTGAATACCCTAATGAAAGACTCCGCCAGATTAGGAGCATTGCAAACAGGCGCCGGTATCAACCCGAAACAACTTATGGCACTTTATGGCGCTGATGCTTCTATGTACGACGAGGCCGAGAAGTCAATTATGACGGAATTGAGTGGGGGGAATCCGATAATGTTTGCGTTTGCAATGGAAGAGTTTGTCACTGGAAAGATGGTAGGAGAAAAAAAGAAAAAATGGGATCAATATTTAACACCCGATGGTACACTCAAGCCGGAGCTTGTTACCGAAAGGATGACCAAAATCCAGCAGGCCATTATAAATCAGTCCGATTTGGGGCATATTGATATTGAAAATGTACCTATCGAATTGCGGTCTTTTGTTACTGGCGCTATTGAGGCCGGACTTAAAAGTCGGAAGCAGGTTAAAGCGCAGATTGATTTAGAGAGAAGTGACCCTACCAGTAAAATGAAAATAACAAAGGAACAGGAATTGCAGATATTGGAGTATTTCCCAGATGCCGACTAATCGGATTTTTTCAGAGCCGACTGATTCTGCGACTATGTTGCAGGAAGATTTACCGGTAATTGAAAAACGCCTTTTTTCAGAACCACTAAAAATAGTTCGTGGCCTTCCCCCGATTGAGCAACAGGGGGCGATGACAGTTCGGGGATTGCCGCCAGTTGTTCCAGAATTCCCGAACTTACCCGAAGACGCCAGCTATGTCAATACTCAAGAGTTTCGAGACCTTTACACTAAAAGCATTGTTGACCCCGAAAGTCTCTCACCATCGGAAAGCAAACAAGTTGAGGCTGCTCTTGAGCATTTTCCGCAGTTGAGGGAACACGCCCGGCAAGTTGAGTCATTGATTCGGCCACCGCTTGACCCGCGGTTGCCACAATTACAAGAAGTCGGAGATAAGCTGGGTAAGGAATTTGACAAAGAGGCCATCCGGTTATTGGTTGAAGACGAGATGCGGAACGAGGGGCCGATTGGAAAGATTTGGAGATCGAGCCTGAAAGGTGCTTCTAAGCGACTTTTGGATGCCGACATTTTGGGTGAAATAATGAGATTTATGCCGGGTGCAGGGGGACATCCTTCTGATGCGACAGGATTTGGCGATATTCTGTCTCCTGGTACGAAACAGATTTCGATGTCCGAGAGAGCGCACGGGATGTTTAAGGATTTAGGTCTGTTGCCGACACAAGCGGGGGAATTTCACGAGTTAGTAGTTGATAAGGCCGATAGATTATATGTCAAAGGCTATGCTGAAGCCGAAAGCGGTCAAGAGCGGAAGACACCGACAGGTAAGACAATCGTGCGGATTCCGAAGACAACCGTGGACAGGATATCCGAGAATGCTATTAAGGGAGCATTGCGATTAGCGCCGGAATTGATGGCTGGACTGGTAGAGAATCCCATTTCTTTTGTTACGGGACTGGTTACTTTTGCTCCTCATGTGGTAAATGTCGCATTAGAGGCCGCGACTGGTCGTAACATTATTCTCGACAAGGATGGCAATGTTATCTCCGCGGTAAGTGAAGAGGGAAAGCAGGCTGCAATAGAGGAATTGATACAGAATCCGATAGCGCCGGTTATGGCACTTCTGATGATTAAGGGAGTTATCAGCAAGGTCGGATCGGTGCGTGGGGCCGCGGGTACTGACCGTGCTGGTGGTCGGGTTGGCGGTGATTTTATTACCGCAGAGAGGAAAGTATTCGAAGAGCAAGTCAACGCCCGTCGGCAGGCCGAGGAGCAAGCACAGACATTTAAGAAGAAATTCGAGCAGGAACAGCAGGCCAGACAGACCGAATCCCAAACCAGTCGAATTAGAAAAAGACAGCGCCGAGAGTACGAATCGGAAGTAAAGGGACAGTTCTGGGAAGACGAGATATCAAGAATTAAGCGCTTGGGGAATGGTGAAGCGCGGTCAGAATTGTTAGAGATGCAGGAATTTGCCACCGAGAAGTTTTCGGCTCTTGACATCGCAAAAATGAGCATCAATGAGGTTCGGCATAATTTATCAGGTGAGAGGATACCGCTTGAACCAAGTGCTGACCAATCCTTCTACCGGGTGGTTTCTCGAGAAGCGCCAGAGGAAGCCGTAGGGGCGAAAGCCGAAGCAAAGGTACCGGAGATAGGGGTTCAGGCGGATATCGTCACTGACCCGCAGGGAGAGTTACAAATTCGGCCATCCCAGAAAGCGGTTGAGCCGGTTGATGGTTCGCCGGAGCAATTAGCGGCGACATTGAAAATTAGATATAACGGAGACGTTGGGGAACTTCCCGGGGCTGGCCCACTCCACAGTTTTACGGACCCGAAAACTGGGCAGACTTTCAATGTGCAGGATTTGTCTAAATTGCCCATGGGGTTACAGCAAGTTAGGATGCGTTACGCTGAACGCCAAATTCAGGAACAAATGGCCGCAGAAGATTTGCGCCGTATCCGCCAAGAGCGTGAACGGCAAGAGCTTTTGGGTGATGTTTCACGTGAAACCAGCCCCACTTTCAAATTGGCACGAGATAGAGTTGAGGAACTGGATGCCGACATTAAGAAATTCGATGATTTAATTGCCCAATTCGAAGAAGTTGAGCCCGGACTAAAAGGTGTTCAAAAAGAGAATGCAGAAGGGGCGATTAAGGGTTTTCAGAAAAACAGGGAAGAGCGAGTCAGGGAAATGGACACGGCGTTGAAGGAATTGCGGGCCGCCCGCGAAGAAACGGGAACCGCACCGGAGCCGATAGAAGCTGAAATAGCAAGTAAGAGGGTTGACGAAAGGGCAGCGGCAAGCCAAGAAGCCCTATCCGAGGCAGGAAAGGGTGATACTAAAGAGGTTAGGGATGCGAATAATGCTAAAGCGATTGAAGCGGTCAAGGCTGAAAGGGAGGCGGAGCGGGTAGCGGAAGAAATTGAGGCAGCGACAGACAGGGCTATCGAGGCCGAGGGTGCGATGGTTCGTCAGGCGACCGAATCTAAAGCGACTGGCGAAGCGGTGGGACAAGACATCTTCGCTGGGAAGCAACAATTCAAAATGAAGAAGCGGACCGACATCATTCGTGATCCGGCACGTTTTCAGACACGGATTGGAGTGGAGGCCGCACGAGAAACCGTTGATTCTATCAAGGATGATTACATCGCCGGTAAGTTGAGAATTGATGAGTTTGATCCTGTTTGGTTTTGGAAAGACCCTAAAAACGGGCAAGAGTATGCCTTGAGTAATAGTAGGCACACGGCTGCGGAAGAATTGGGAATTGAAGATATTCCTACTTATGAATTTAAGGGAACCGAACAGGAAGCGATAGCTTTTGCTCATCGGTCAAACAAGAAGGCCACACCTGAAGATTTGCGTTCTCAGGTGGCATCGTTAAAGTATTTGCGGGGACAAGGAGGTGCGGAAGGTTCCGTGGAGTCCTTAAAGTCAATGTTTCATGATAATTATAGAAGTTTTGAAGCATATAGTTATTTGAATCCAGCCGGAAAGATTATGGATGTTATCGCAGATAGGGCTTTTGATGATTACCCGTATTCGGCCACCCACGCACGCACGATTGGAAGACTTCGGAAGGAATATCCTCAATTAAATAATCGCCATGAGCAACAAATCTGGGATCAACTTTATCCGACGTCTGGCGATAAGGTGCCGCTCTATAATAAACTGAATGCTACCGAATTATCAGACATGGTTCACCATCAAGTAACCGATTTTGCCTTTACGGAGAATACGCCAATTAAATTGCGACACGACAAAGACCCAATGACCGGTGTGCGGGCACGGGCGGATACTGGCGCAATAGTCGAAAAAGTCAAGGCATTAAAGGCGCTGAAAGAAGACATTATCACCAAGCGGGTGCACACAAAAGAAGGGCTTGAGGCGATTGACAAACAAATTAAGACTCTTGAAGATGGTGTCACGGAAATGATGAAAACGCAAACCACAATGGACTTATTTTCGGGCATACCCGTTCATCAAATACCAGAACTTCTTGAAACTCTATATGGTGGCACAAAAGGGGCGGTTAAACACTTGGAGCGTATGATTGGCGATGCTCAAACGCCGCCCGAAATAAAAGCCGGAGTCAAAACTGGCTTGGAAGCGATGACCAATCACGCCCATCTGGTAAAAGAGTCGAAACACTTTGCGGATGCCTTGTCGAGGCAATTCAATAGATTGATACCCGATGAGGGGCGCCGAGAAATAATCAGAGACGCACTACAAATTAACAACGACAAAGCTTATGCCGCCTTTATGAAAGAAAAGGGCTTTGATATTAGTCCGGCTCTTGAAGCAATTAAGAGTCTGACACCATTTGAAAAGGGGATCGTTGAATGGTTGCGAATACTTAGGGATAGGAATACAAAATTCAAAATTGATAATGAATTAGTTAATGTCAGGAAGATGCCGCCAGGCGTCAGTTATTTATTTCAGTGGTGGATGAATCCAGAAACCGGAAAGCCCTACAATATGAATTACGGCAAATTCTCAAGGTCTTTGCCTCAAGCCAAGGAGCGGACTTATGACACCTACATCGAAGGTGAACTGTACGGAAGCAGGCCGGCCTATAATAATCTGGGGACACTTATCGGGATGGATTTTCAGACCGCTATGAGAGCACATGCCAGCCGCGAACTATTTAAGACGCTGCATCAAATTCCTCTGGGTACTGGCGAGAGAGTTGCGGTCAGACCAATAACCAGCCAAGGTCTTAAAGTTGAAGGTATTGAGCCGGCACCGGAACTTATATTAGGAACGCCGGAGGAGATGGTCGCCAGAGAAGCGGAGGTCAGCGCTGCCCGGAGGGGTGAATCTGAAGCTATGCTGGTAGATAACTGGCGCAGGATTAGTGAATCTCATTTGTTTGAAGATTACGAACGACTTGACAACCCATCTCTTTACAGGCCGATTGAATATATCAATTCCAGAGGCCAAAAGGCCGTATTAGAAGGTCCGGCGGCTGTCCATAAGTCCATATACCCGAAATTAAAAAATTACTTCGACAATCCGACCCTTCAAACTGCCAATAAGGTTATGATGGTGGCGAAGTCGGCGTTTCTTACTGGTCCGTTTCACATGACGACGACTGGAGTGATTGACCTCTTTATGGGGAGAATCCCCTTTGTGAATGTTGTCAGGGGCGGCCGACTTAAATGGGACTTGGATGATCCGGTTACTCGACTATTAGCCAGAAACGGATTAAAAGCCCAGGGATATGAGGACGTCGGTTTGGACCCGATGAATATTTTATTTGAAGGCAAGATGCCAATCGGCAGGACGGCGGCCAAGGGTGTAAATTGGGCTATTTCTCCGTTTTATTATTCCAACAAATTAACATTTGATGTTTGGGTGAACAACTTGGCTTGGGCGCAGGCGCATGATTTTTATATCGCCAATCGGGCTAAATGGGCGAAAGACCCGAGGTACAAAGATTTGTCGGTTGAACAGGTGGATGATTTGGCGGCCAGGGAATCTGTCAAACAGACTACCAACTTCTTAGCTCACGAGGACATTCAGTTGGCCATATTGGAATCCGGTAAATTTATGAATCGTTTTTATTACTCTACGACGGCCCGTAATATTTGGAATTTCGCAATGATAGCGCCGAGTTGGGCGCTTCGGCATATTCGTGGGTTTGCGATGGGAGCAAAATCATTCGTTCCCAATGAGGCGATAGCCGCTATCAATAGGAAGTTTGAGGCCAACAAAATTCTAAGGTCGCTTCATATTGACGAAAACACTCCGCAGTCGAATGTTTACCAGCGCTACATTTACGGGATTGGCTTCGCTTATGCCACGGCCAATATACTGAACTATGTTACTACGGAGAAGATGGACGGCGAGGGGAAGTTCATATTTCAGAATCCTCCGGGGAAGAATGCCTTCCATATTCGGGCGCCGTGGAATGACCCTGACGATCCGAATGGTGAGAGGGGCGCCTGGATTCATCCTATCAAGGCCCTGTTTGAAGTGCCGGAGATGGCTTATTATGGAGGAAAAGCACTTTTTACTGGTGACCCGGAGGCTTTGCAGAAGTTCACTTCTAAATTAGCGCCATGGTGGTCGGCGGCTTTTGGGACATTGGTTTTCAATGTTGACGAGTTTGGCAATAAGATTTATCAGAAGCGAACATTGCCAGAAAAAATAGGAGAGTTTGTTGAAAAATCGGTAGTGCCGATGTCTATACAA